GTTGTCACAGTACCCAGGAGCTATCATTTCCAAGGCGCTGCACATTTTGGGCAAGAATCCCCATACCCCTCGCACATTCTCTTACTTTTTGGGAATCATCAAGAAATTGACCAGCAACAACGCCAATGTCTCTGGCAGGTTCCAAAAAAAATATAGGCTCGAAAATGATCCCTACACAGGAATTGCCCATGCAATCTCCCTTGAGGAAGAAGCCCACAACCAGGAGATCATGAAATTCGCAGCAGCACGAAACTTCGTTGAGCGGAACACCTGTGGCTCGAAACTCCGTGATGCCTACATTAGAACTATGATGGGAATCAGGGTGAACAAGAAGGAAGCATTGGAAGAGCTGCTGTTTTTAGGCAGCCAAGAAAAGAATGTCATGGAGTTCCTCGCTGAAAATGAGGAGATCAATGACTGGCGCCCTGATGAAGCAGTTGCAGAAATTGAAGAGATGATTGAGCAAGCCAAGCTAGAACTTGCCCTTGAAGAAGAATGGGCCCATGATCCCTTACATGAAAGTAATTGGACATACAAAAAAGAAAATACTAGTATGCCTGAAGATATTGATATTGAATGCAGCGAATCAGACTATGAAGCAGTAAATACTCACACATTGTTTGAGGAGCTCTAAATTTCACTCACAATCCACAAAGTAAAGCAGGTGGTTATGAATGATCAACACAAGCCCAAACGTAGCGCTACGTACGTAATTATGGGCAAACCAGTACCATGGGCACGGCCAGGCAGAAGTAAATTCAACAAATGCTACGATACCCAAAAGGATGAGAAGGAAAGTTATCGATGGTCACTCAAGGTTGATCATGGAGCATCACCACTCTTTTCAGGACCACTGGGACTTGATGTGATTTTCTATATGCCCATGACAGGCACCATTAAGAAACTCTCCTCAGAGAAACCAGGGCTCCCGCACTACTCACGACCTGATGTTGATAACTTTGCTAAGTTCTTCATTGATGCAGCAACAGGAGTGCTCTATCAAGATGATTGTATTATTGCAGACTTGCGAGCTCGCAAAATATACGATGAAAACCCACGGACAATGATAACCATTTGGGAGCTTTAATGGTAAAACCTGACGAAGCTGAAAGCGAAGACATGGCTAAAATTGATCCTGAAAAACTTGCTGCACGCGTAGCAAAATTGCGTGTTACCATGGCAAAAAAAAGAGAGGCTGCAAAAAAAACTATTAATACTAGCACATTGGCAGCAAAGACTCCCTCAGTTGTCTATGAGGAATATTACGATTGGAACGATATGCAAACAAAACTCTTTACTAATACCACTGCTGAGAGGTGGGCTCAAGAAATAGTGCAATATGCAAAGAAACCAGATGTTTGGAGAGCTACTGAATACTTCATGGAAAATGGCATTGATTATACAGAAGCTATGAGACTTTGTGCCCAATATGAAGTGCTTGATAGGGCATATAGTCACGCACGGTATCTTATTGGTCTTAAGAGAGAGAAGGGTGGGCTGAAGAATGAGCTTAACTCAAGTATTGTGCATATTAGCCAGTCCATGTATGACCCTGAATGGAAGAAGAACACTGAGTATCTTGCATCTCTGAAGAAAGACAATGATAAGGACAAGGGTAATGTGACGGTGCTTATTGAACGATATCCAGAGACAAATGTGGTACCAGTGAAGGTAAAAGATGAGTAAGAATATGAAACACAGACCTATTTCAGAGATCAAACAAGATAAGCATGAGTCTACCACTTTTGAGCGCTACTCAGCTGAGGTTAAGAAGTTCTTTGCAGAGAGAGGACCTGAGCTTGAGGGGGCAGTACTTGCTACCAATTGGGATGGCGTAACACATATAGCTTTTATGTCAGATGATATGGAGTTGCTGGGAGAAGTTCATGTATTAGTGAGGGATTTCTTAGAAAAGAAGAGAAGTCATGAGTAATATAACATTTGATTACACAAATAAATGTAGCGCATGTAGTAAGGTTCGATTCTTTTGTTCATGTGATAAATGCAAGGAGTGTATGCCATCGCTAAAGGATGAAGAATGAAAGATCACTGATATGGAAGCAATTGCTTGAGATCATGGATAAGGTTTTTTGGAGGTAGTATATGAAAAGTGAATTGCAGTTAAGAATGGAGCCGCAAGCTCGTGCATTATGGCAATGGGCAGTAAATAGTTTTTTTATTAAATATCCTGAGCTTGATAAGCCAGTTGAGATGGAAACGCAAGAATATTGGCAGTTCTATATAAAAAATATGGATGAGACACTTAAAATTTATTGTGATGCAGTTGTCGATAGAAATGGCCCCAAGGAAGAAGATTTACTGCTTATTAATCTTGGCGGACAGATGCACGCAAAGCTTATAGCAAGAGCTGAGCGAGAGCTTTTATTTGAGGTTAAAGATCAAGAAGAGCATGAGATGAAAAGAAACGCTTCTGATAATTAACGCACTTTTAACACGTTGTGGCTGATAATTATGAAACACACAAATTTCCTTGATTCTAAGCGCCAAAGATTGGTGAGTCACTTAAAGAATTTGGCTGAAGAGTATCTTGATGAGAGCTTGCATGAGATTGCGCGCTTTCATGCTCAGGATGCTCCTGAGTTTGTGCGAGATTCTGACTTTGCATCACCGGCTGCATGGTTATTGTATTGTGAGAAGATGCGTGAGGTCTATGGCGCTGGATTGTATAAGAATATGTATGACATGGGATTGCTTGCGGTTAACTTTGCTGACCAGAGAAATGAATGGAGAAGGCAAGTGAACGGCATATTGGATAATAACCAGGGCGAAGGTGAAGCATAATGGCTTTTTTTTGTGATTGCGAAGATAAGATACATGCCTTAGAGAAGTCTCAGCGTGATAATGCATCCGAAATTAAATTTATGAAGCGAGAAATCACGTTATTGAATGGATATCTGACCAGAAACTTTTGTTGCATAGGAGGAGTGAATGGCTGCTATCCTACAGAGCCTTCGTTTTCTGATATTAATTCAGTAATAAAGGTCGTATCTCTTAGAAAGAGTAAGGGGTATGTCAGGATTAATTGCCCTGTCGGTCATCACAAGAAGTTGAATATGCTGAATTGTTATTTTGAAAGAGGACAAGCAGTAGCTGATCATGGAGAGTATGGATATTTTATGCAGCATGATGTGATTACAGCATATGTTTTTGTTGATGAAAACTTAAGAGGGAATGTGCTGGAATTTTTGTGGGTAAATGGCGATGAAAAATCCGGCCCGTGGTATTTAGAGTTCTCAAGGTGGGATTAAGATATGAATGAAATAAAATTAAACTTTTGTGGCCATTGTCAGGATTCTGCGTTGGCACAAGTTTTAAAAGAGCGCGATGAATGGCGCCTGTTATATGGTAAAGCTCGTAAATTAATAAATATTGCATGGACGGTTCCTGGCGTTGTGGACAAATTGATACAGCCTGAAAATAAAGATGATTTACATGAGGTATTGAATGAACTTTACCTGGAATAGATTTGATAAGCTTATGCCGCCCGATGATACTGATATTATGGTAAGTAATGGTCCTGCTATGGGTCACTATCATTTTAAAACTGAGTTATTTATGGACCCTGAGCACCAAGTATCAACTATCCCCTTATGGGAATTAAATGGGACACGGCATGAAGTTCCTGTTAAGGATTTAACACAATGGTCAAAGCTGCTAGTATCTACGGTGAAGCATCATGTAAAGTTGACGCGATGGCAGAGATTTAAAGTTTGGTTGAAAGGAATGTTATGAAGTTACTAGTATTATCTGTGTTGTTATTATTCCCCTTTGTGGGGTTGCCCTGTTGCTGTTTTAAGAAGAGGGTTCAGGAGCCGAAGGTTACTGCAATTAAAAAAGAACAACATGCTGAACAGAAGTCACGAGAGCCTCAACAAGAGCCTAAGCAAGAGCTGCACTCATTTCTCAAAGAAGTGACCAATGTTGATGTAGCAAAAGCTGATTTAAAAACTGAGCTGCGTGATGTTGCTGAGACATTGACTGCTCTTGGCATTAATGAAGGCACAAAGTTGGTAACTAAGACTGCGATAACTGCGGTGCTATGATGAATGATGGTTTTGTTCTGTGTGATAACTGCAAAAGTGGTCTTAAGAATAGAATGGTTGCTGTACATAGCAGGGAGGGGTGGCATGATCCTAAAAAGAAACTACCTGTAGAGGGGCAGCTTGTGAGGTTCGAGTACTTATTGCCGGAGAAGCTTGGAAGATCATTTAATCCTCAGGCATGGGTTGGTGAATTTAAAGATGGTAAGTTCCAAGCAATAGTTTATAGAAGAAGAAATGCTGTATTTACTGGTGATTATAGTCAATTTGATGAACGTCCTAAGGGATATGTTAAGCAAATATTAAGAAAAGCGCCTAGTTTAATATATCGATGGATTTAAGTATGAAACATAGCGTAGAAACTCAAATCAAGCTTAATGCCTTCCAGCCCCGCGCATACCAACTTCCCCTTTATGATGCCATTGAGAACAAGGGTTATAAGAAGGTCATGTACATTGCCCCGCGCAGAAGCGGAAAAGACCTCGTGGCATTTAATATCGCTATTCGTTACGCATTGGAGAATGTTTGTGTCATTTATTATTGCTTTCCAACTTTTAGCCTGGCTCGCCGTGCACTGTGGGATAATATCACTATTGATGGTATGCGTGTATTGGATTATATCCCTGATGAGATCATAGAATCTAAGAATGAGCAGCAAATGCGCATAAAATTCAGAAATGGTTCCATTATCCAGCTTATTGGTTCTGACAACTACAATGAGACACTCATTGGTACGAACCCAAAGATGATTGTATTCTCTGAGTATGCGTTACAGGATCCCATGGCATACCAGTTTGCGCGTCCCATATTAGCAGCTAATAATGGGGTAGCGCTCTTTGTTTCCACTCCTCGCGGTAAGAACCACATGTGGGAGCTGTATCAAATTGCTCAACAATCCAAGGACTGGTTTACCTACAAGTTGACCATTGATGACACCTGTCACCTTTCTGATGAGGCATGGGAACAAGAGAAGCGTGAGATGTCTGAGGATTTACTTCAGCAGGAATATTTCTGTTCGTTTGACCTTGGGGTCGAAGGAACCATCTACGGGAAATACATTGATAAAATGCGCTTGCGTGGACAAATTGGAGTTGTTCCTTGGGAAAACTCAGCACGGGTTCATACTGCATGGGATATTGGTCGTGATATGACCTCTATTGTCTTCTTCCAAACCATTGGTCAGGTTACGCGCGTCATTGATTATTACGAAAAGTCTAATCAAAATCTTGCTTACTTTGTGGGCATTCTTGAATCAAAGCCTTATCTGTATGGCAAGCACTTCTTTCCCCATGATATGTCAGTGACTGAATGGTCTGGCCCTAAGATTACCCGGCTTGATAAGGCTCGTGAGTTAGGATTAAAAGAATGCTGCTTGGTGCCCCGCGTTGAATTAGAGGATGGTATTGAACATGTAAGGACGAGCTTTGCTCATATATGGATTGATGAGAGTAATTGTAAGCAGTTGCTCAAGTGTCTTGAGAACTATAGGAGAGTATTTGATGAAAAGAAACGTGTTTACGGCACTGCGCCTCTGCATAACTTCGCTTCTCATGGTGCTTCTGCTTTTATGTATATGTGCCTTTCTCTTTCCAGAACGCGCCAAGGTATTTCTGCGGAGGAACTTGACGCACGATACTTGGAAGCGCGTTACGGTACAAAAGCGAATCTTCCGCCCATATTTCAAGATGGCATGGCCAAAAGATGGTGAAGACTACGAAATAATCTACATACAATCAAACTCATTTGGAGATTGACCATGGACTATGAAAATATGAATAAAGAAGACTTAATTGCGCTCCTTACATCCCATGATGAGCAAAATCAACAACTATTATGGAAGATTAAAGAATGACCTACAAACAACCGAATAATTTTACCGAAAAAGAATGGCAAGAACTGATAAGCAAGGGGCCAATGTTTGCTTTTGATCATATACATGAGATATATGAGTCTTCTGCGAAAATTGAGCGCGTCGAATATGATGATTATAATGCACAAGATAAAGATCAAGTGATAAAAAAACTCACTGATAGAATAATTTCACTTGAAGAGCAACTCTTTCAGGCTGAAGAAAGCTATAAGCACCTCCAGAGACAAGTGAATAATCCAGCATTCTTTTAAGAAATTGCTTGATTGCATTTGGCTATAATTCTACGCTGCCTCTCAAATATAAACGTGATAATTGGAGAGGCAGTTTCCATGATATTCCCTGGTCCGGCATTATTTAAAACAAACTTGAACAACACCGTCATTGATGATGAAGCCATTAAGCAGCGGATGGAGAGTTCCTGGACTGCTGGTAACACCATTAATCAAGTTTTCTGGAATGAAGCTGACATTGACCACCGCTTTGAAGCTGGTGATCAAACAGTGCTCAATGAATACTATCCTGGCATGCCCATTAACCAACGGCGCCAGTTTTCGTTTAATAGGATCAGACGCGTCATTAATCGCGTATCTGGACACCAAAGATTACACCGCAAATCTACCATAGTTGTGCCCTTAGAGTCTGGAGATCAGGCAACAGCGGATCAATTTACCAAGATACTCATGCATATTGATAAATGTGCAGGAACTTCAGAGGCTATTTCACAAGCATTTGAAGGTGCGCTTATTTGTGGCATGAACTTGCTTGAGGTATGGGTAGACTTCCGGAATGATCCAGTAAATGGTGAAATTAAGATTGATAACACTGCCTATAACCAATTCTTAATAGATCCTTTCTTTAAGAAGCATGACCTTTCTGATTGCCAATGGATATGGAAGCGCCGCTATTTCACAAAGAAAGAAATACTTTCGCTGCTTCCTGAACATCGTGACATTATTATGGGATTACAGGGGCGCCAATCAGGAACAGGACGTGACGCTAAATTCCAATTTACCCCTGAAACATTGGCTTGGAACGTAGAGACGCTTCTCGTCTATGATGAGTACTACTACCGTGATTATCGTACACAGAAATTGATTGTAGATAGTGCTACCGGAGAAACAACTGAGTGGCTTGGTGGCAATGATGAAGAGTTGAAAGCATTCATTGATTCAGAGCCTACACTTACGGTTATTACATCGCAAATACCCACCGTCAATCTTGCAATTGTTGTTGAAGACCATGTTCTTTATAATGGCGGGCAGCCCTCGGGCCTTGATGATTATCCCTTTGTGGCAACATTAGCATATTACAGGCCAGAATTGCCCTACTTTCAGTGGCGTATTCAAGGAATGGTACGATCACTTCGAGATCCACAATATCTCTATAATCGACGCAAAGTTATTGAGCTTGATACCATGGAGTCTCAGACCAATTCAGGTTGGATCTATAAAGAAGATGCGCTTGTTAATCCTATGGATGTGTATAACCAGGCTGGGCAAGGTAAAGGTATTGCGTTAAAGGGTGATGACCCGCGTCCTATTGCTGAAGTATTACAGCAGATTGCTCCTGCTGCGATTGCGCCTACTACATTAGAACTTTCAAAAATTATGAGCCAAGAGATTAGTGACATCTCTGGCATTAGTGATGAGCAGCTTGGAACAGCTTCAGAGGATGTGGCTGGATTCTTAGCCATGATGCGTAATGCTTCTTCTGTTGTTACCCTGCAATCACTGTTTGATAACTTAGACTTTGCTCAGAAACAAGTGGGCAAGATCATGATGAAATTGATTCAAACGAACTACACTCCTGGCAAGATCAAAACGATTCTTGAAGGAGAGGAACCTGCGCCGTTATTTTACAATAAGGCCTTTGGGAAATATCACGCTGCAGTCGAGGAAGGTTTCAACACCACTACTCAAAAACAAATGGAATTCGCCCAAAGACTGCAGCTGCGCCAGGCGGGTGTTCCTATTACAGATGAGGACCTTGTGGATGCAGCAACCTTACAAGGCAAAGATAAGATTATTGAGCGTATGCAGCAACAAAAACAGGCCATGGCTCAACAACAACAGATGGCACAACAGATACAGATGCAAGAGATACAAACACGTGCTGAGCTTAATCAAGCTCGAGCTATTGCCGACCGCGGACTTGGTCTTGAGCGTGCTTCA